GGTCCTTGTGCTCCTGCTGGTCCTTGTGCTCCTGCTGGTCCTTGTGCTCCTGCTGGTCCTTGTGCTCCTGCTGGTCCTTGTGCTCCTGCTGGTCCTTGTGCTCCTCCTCCTCCTCCTCCTCCTCCACAATTTATTGTTATACTACTACAACAATTATCATCAGTTTGTAGACAAGATGTGTTACGATAGTTATAAAGTGACATTTACATATACTATAAAATGATAAAAAATAAAATAATTAAAAACTATAATATTAAATATTTATAATCAACTTTACTCTTAAATAACTTTACTCTTAAATAATAATTTAAACTTTTACACAATTTATAAAAATGCTATTGAGTACATACCACATTCACTTTTCGAATACTTTGCAATTACACGCGGATTTTGAAAGTTGTTAATAACATCTTCATGTTTATAAACATTTTGCGAACTATCAATAAAGTATTCAATACCTTTAATGTTTTGAACCCAAATATTTACACTTTGTTGATTCAATTTGACTTTATTTTCAAAATTATCTTCATCATCCATTATGTTACATGGAACGCCTTTTGTGTGTGTTCCACAATAATCACAGCCATTTTTTCTTTTACGTGTGCACTGTTCACCATTGGCACGTTTAGCAAGACAACGTTGTTCAATTGCTACCACATTTTTTACACGTTTACGTTTCATAAAATCTTCTTTTGTAAGTTTTAATTTTTCATACTGATACACAAACGAGGTTAGTTGTTTGCACATCTGGTCAATGGTTATAGTAGCGTCAGTGTGACCATCATGTATAGAAGCATGAGAAACTGCAGCAGAAGCTGCCGTTCCAACTTCTCTAATTTTTAATGAAATCTCATCTTTTAAACTAATAATGTAAGCATCAATTTTACTTAGTATTCTACGTTCCATACTTTAACTTCAGGATGTGTTATATTTCAGAATATTACATTTTTTTTATTATAATTTTTTTTTCAATTTTATAATAAATACTGTTGTTAATTAAAAATAATTGTGACATACCCGTCAACAGAGACCATCATCAACATTCAAAACCATATTAGAGTGACCTTCATTAACAATTTGAATAGGAATATCAACTACATAATTTAAATCTTCATTATGTTCTGAATTTTGAAAAGAATCAATAAGTTGAGGTGTCGACAAATGTGACAATGAAACATTATTTTCATTATGTTGTTCAGTAATTTGTAAATTAAGCTTTGATACTGGAGATGATGATACTGGTGTTTTAATATATGATTTTTCATTTGGGTTTGTAAATACTAGTTGTGCCGAAGCCAACGCTGAAGTCAACTGTTTTACATTTGAATAATTATTTGAGGGAGTTTGCACACGCGATGATAAATGAGGAGATTGTGAATGTATACTCAAGTTTTGATGTGAATTATTTCTATTTGAGTTTGAATTAGTTTGAAAATTAGAATACGGAATATTTATAGAAAGGTCATTTAAATTGACAATGTTTGAATTTAAATCAGAATCACTAAAGTTATACTCATTATTCCCTTTTTTAAAGTCATTGCCACCACCTCCTCCACCTCCACCTCCACCTCCACCTCCACCTCCACCTCCACCACCTCCTCCTCCACCACCTCCACCACCTCCAACATCACCACCACCTCCACCACCTCCACCACCTCCACCACCTCCACCATACTGATTATTTTCGCCCATTACACTAAATGCTCGACTTGGAGAACCACTTTGAACCGAGTAAGAATAACGTGCCGACGCTAACTCTTGTTCTAAAGAATTTGCGTTTACTTTAACAGATGATAAACCGTTTACAAAGTTTGGTTTTTTTACATTCTTGTATTTTCCATATTTCAAGTTATATTCTTTAATAATTTCTTGATCGATTACCGGACTTATGTCTTGTAAATTTTTAATATCCGTTTTAATAATGGATAACATGTCTTTGGCAGTTTGTCTCTGTTCACGACACAAAGAAAGCTCGATTTGAATTTTCTTATTTATTTGTGTATATTGTAACGCACACATTCGGTGTGATTCGGCACGTTTACCCAGTTGAAAATAAGAGTCAATTGATTTTATAATACCTACAAAAACACTTCCGATACCAAGAATAATATTCATTTTATCGTAATTCAAATCAATACCAGTTATAAAACCAATACCACTACTTAAAATAATGACAGGAATGTTAATAATATTAGAAAGTTTGTTATATTTTTCATAAGATGCAAGGTGAAGTATTCCCAAACTTTCACATTCTTCCGCAGATTGTGCCAACAACTGTTCTAAATCATTATTATAATAAATTTCACCGTGTTTTATATTTTCACCTAACTGATTACTCATTTTATAATATCAAACTATAAACATTATATATATTTTAAAATTTTTAATTTACATTTTTAATAAACATTTACTAAAAAAATAAAATGACTTATATATCATAAATTATTAAGAGGCGACTCGACACTTGAAGGTAAAATGAGCCAAAATACAATGAGTGCATTCCAAAATACCAAGTAATTGCCATATATACTCGGATCAATCGCTAAAAAGCTCATCATAGTGGTTATTATATAGTCTAAAACAATTGCAATAAAAATAACAACTAACTTTATTTTTAAAGATGTCATAAATTTAACTAGTAAAATAGTAATAGTAGTGTATACTTATTTTTAGTTTGTATATACTATACTATAGTATAATAATATATTTTACATTTTTTTACATTCTTTCCGAATTAAAATTTATTTTAATTTATAGTCAACGTAGTCGACATCAAATTTTTCAGGAATATTAGCTGTATCTATATTGTGATACGAAATAACCACAGAGTGACTATAATCTTTAAAAAACCATTCCACCGGGTTTACGACGACTTCACCATTTACCGATCCAAAATGAAGACCTTTGTATGCCGTGTCATATTCTTCTGTCCAGTTACCGTTAGAATCACGAAGCGATAAAAATTTTTCTATCGTTTTATCTATTTTTGCAAGTTCCTGCGAAATCTGAGATTCATCGGGTTCACCGTCTCTCAGGAAAACCTTCATTTTCCCAACAAACAGTATCATTCGCAAAATGCCGCCTTCTTTATATTTACCGTGCTGACCAATTGTTATTTTTTCTCCATTGTAAAGTTCAAATGGTTCTTGATTGTGTGTGTAACACGCATATTTCATTGAAGATAAAAAATTAGTAGCGACATAAAATGGGCCAAATGAACTTTTAACAGGTGCTTTTAACAATCCAAAAAACGCTAAATATTTAATTTTTTGAAATTGATCACCAAAATAACATACGGTTGGCGTTTCTAATAATTGACCTTTGCAATCGTATATGTGCATTATTTCCGGATTTTTTATAAAAAGTTTATTTACAGCTGGATCAATCTCCATGTACATAACCCTTTTAAAATTTGCAATTTCACTTACCAAAACCCACCATACATGGTCAATTTTTGAAAGTTGAGGTGGATGTTTCTCTTTTTTAAAATACTTTTGAAAAAAAAAATAAACGCCTGTAGAACTAGTATATTTAGGTTTAAATATTCCTCTAAATTTAACTACATCATCATGATATTCATCTTCATCTCGAAGTTTAAGAATTTTTAGAACATACTCTTCAGCCTGTTTTTCTACATTTTTTCGTTTAGATAATGTGTATTCAATTTTTGGAAACTCAAATACTATTTTACCATCCTTTTCATTTGAATGAACCATAAGGTATTCAAGAAACGGTACTTTACATGATGTATTGATTTGATATATACAAATTGAAATTTCAATTCTATCAGTATCGTCTCTATATTTATCATCTTCATCGTCTTCTTCTACTGAATGTAGATGCGATTCCTCTACATTATCAAATAATAAAACATCATCTATATTTTTAGAAAGTGATGATGCAAAAGGATAAGTATCTCGATTAATATCACAATAACTAAAATTATGTTGTTCTTTATTCATTTTTTCTAAATTATACTGCAAAAACATTTCATTCAATTCGTCATGATCATTATCATCATGATGAAACTGTTTTTTTATTTTCTTTTTACTTTTTCCACCAACTATATGTTGATCTATTTGATTTTTTTTTGAAGAGAAACCTGGCAACATTTTAATATTTTTTGTTCACACAAACAATTATTATTATTACATGTTATAATTTTATTATCATTTTATTATTATTTTAAAAAAATAATAATAATAATAAAAAATAATTTATTTACACTTTCTTTCTTCGAATGGATTCCCTTATCTTTTCCTCTCGTGTTTCCATCAAAAAGGTAGATACTTTTTCCGCTTGACTGACGTCGTCGTTATAAAATGAAAGCAATGCAGACATCAAGTTATTTTTATTTAAAGGTGCCTTTACTTTAGTTTTCGAATAAATTAGTTGTCCTCCATTAATATCAAAGCAGTCAATTTCATTGTCCTTCATAATGTGAAGTAACTTTTCTGTAATTTCTTTTTTTTTATCTTTTCTTTCTTTTATTTGTTTTTGAAATTCTTTAATTTCATTGTCCATTTGAATCCAACCTTTTACGTATTTTACAAGCTGGTCTTTTGTTTCAGATGAAGACGACATTTATTAATTTATTATGTACTCTTTGTATTCAGTGATAAAAAAATATAAGGTTATCTTTTTAATATATTTTTATTTTTATATATTCAAACATAAAGTTTAATAGTCACCAAATCCAAAGTCATCATCAGAGTCATACCACTCTTCGACTTCACGCGGGTCACGTTGAAACTCAAAGTGAAATGTCTTCAGATTTCGCATCTCCGCCGGAGTCATGTACCATCGAATTGGAGCCGAATTTCCGAGTGTTTTGGCATCTTTGACTCCGCAAACGCCTGTTTCTCCGCGCTCCACCCCAATCACGTCAAAATGTTTTTCTTTCGAGAGTTCCAAATACTGCGTCATATAATTTGGAGGATAATGATAACCAGTAGTAGTTGAAACATTGCTTACGGGCGCCGGCGCCGTACGAGGTTTCACTTGTTTTCCAGGAAACAAATTTGCCTTGGTTGAAAGCGCCCAAAGAGCATTTGAAGCAGTTTTGCCTTCACGTTTGAGTTCAACCAGAGTCAACTCCTCATCAGAACATCGTGTAAATTGCATCGCTTCAAGGTACACTTTTTCAAATTCGCCAACGGTTTTGCAAGCACACACTTGTTCAGAGCGATTGTACAACAATCTCACTAAAAAGTGTAAGT